GATGGAATTAGAATCATTGATGGAAAAGATAAATCAAGAGGCCCAGATGCTATACCTAGCATTCTTACAGAGGCCCTGGCTGTTGGTTTTGATAATCGTGTTGGGCATGACTATCTTTCTGACACAGACGAACGTTTTGAGTTTTATCACAAAGTAGAAAACAAAATTCCATTTGACTTGGAATTCTTTAACAAAATAACTAAAGGTGGGTTGCCACAAAAAACATTAAACATTGCACTTGCAGGCACTGGTGTGGGTAAATCATTATTCATGTGTCATATGGCAGCAAACTGTTTGAGTCAGAACAGGAGTGTTCTTTATATCACAATGGAAATGGCAGAGGAGCGCATTGCAGAACGTATCGATGCAAACCTTATGAATATATCAATTGATGATTTGCATCAGCTACCAAAAAAGATGTATGATAACAAGATAGACGACATTATAAAAAATACAAAAGGTCATTTAGTTATCAAAGAATATCCTACTGCTTCTGCGCATAGTAATCATTTTCGTGGATTGATTAAAGAATTGGCAATCAAAAAATCATTCAAGCCGGATATAATCTTTATTGACTATCTAAACATTTGTGCATCATCACGAATCAAGGCAAACGGTAACGCAAATTCATACACTTATATCAAATCAATTGCAGAAGAACTTCGTGGTCTTGCAGTTGAGGCTAATGTTCCTATTATGTCTGCTACTCAAACTACTAGATCAGGTTATTCTAATAGTGATGTTGGATTAGAAGATACATCAGAAAGTTTTGGTTTGCCTGCAACAGCAGATTTGATGTTTGCACTTATCTCTAATGAAGAATTAGAAGAAATGAATCAGATTGCAATCAAGCAATTAAAGAATAGGTATAATGACCCAACCATAAACAAAAGATTTGTGATTGGTATAGACCGAGCAAAGATGAAACTATTTGATATAAGTCAAGAACAACAAGAAGACCTAGCTGATTCTGGTCAAGATGATGGGCCTGTTTTTGACAATACTAGTTTTGGTAAGTATAAAGGGTTTTCTGTATGATCTGATTGTACAATTTGTTTATAAGTTCTGTCGCATCGTTTACAAGTTGATTTTTCAGATAACAGACACGGTGAAGTATCAAACGCATATGCGATGTGACAACACAAACCATTACATTTTGCATTATACTTCATGTTATATATTTAGGATTTATAAATAGTCATATGAAATCATTCTTTGAAATATTAAACGAAGACAAAGGCGGCAAGAATCTTCACCTTGAACATCTAGAGGATGAAATCCTTAACTATGGTGTAACGGGTGGACGTGCTGCAATCAATTTTCTTAGATCACTAAGAGATATGATGGCTGGTAATTCTCGTAGCAGTGTGAATATGACTGTCAAATGGGATGGTGCACCGGCAATATTTGCTGGTATTGATCCTGATGATGGTAAATTCTTTGTTGCTAAGAAAAGTGTATTCAATGTCAATCCTAAACTATACAAAACAAATGCAGAGATTGATGCTGACCTGTCTGGTACATTAAACTCCAAATTCAAAGTAGCACTTGCAGAATTATCCAAATTAGGTATCAAGGTAGTATTGCAAGGTGACTTGATGTTTACGGATGATGTGGAAACTACTACCATCGATGGTGAGAAATATTACACTTTTCAACCAAACACGATTGTCTATGCTGTCCCCGTGAATAGCGATTTTGGTAAGAAAATTAATAAGTCGAACATTGGTATTGTTTGGCACACAACGTACAGTGGTGAGACGCTGGCGGACATGCAGGCATCGTTTGGAGTCAATATCAGTAGTTTGAGTAAACCTAGTACTGTGTGGATGGATGACGCAACATATAAGGATGTGTCCGGTAAAGCAACATTCACTGAAAAAGAAACAGTTGCGATAACAGCTGTGCTCAGCAAGACGGGTAGTACATTTCAAAAGATTAACTCTACGCAACTGACTTCATTTCTGAGATTACAGGATAGTATGTCAGGTGTATTAGCTAATGCATCACTCAAAACCTATAACAACAGTAAAGTGCGTGCTGGTGAAATTATCAGCAATCCCGCAGCACATGCAAAAGGTTATGAAGAATGGGTGTTTAAGTCTATTCAGAAACAGATTGATAAAGCAAAGAGCGACAAGGGTAAAGAGAAATACACCAACCTCCAAAAAGAATACGTGCGTGAAGTGAGTAAAAATACGCGTAATCTTATACAGGTTATCACTTTTCAAAATCTATTAGTCGAAGCAAAGATGATGATTATAAAGAAGCTGAATAGTGTAAAAGGATTGTCCGATACATTTATCAAAACTAGTAATGGATTTAAGGTTACAAACCCAGAAGGGTATGTTGCAATTGATAGAGTATCCGGTAATGCAGTAAAATTGGTTGACCGCATGGAATTTTCATTCAATAATTTTAGTGCCATAAAAAGTTGGGACAAATAATAAACTCATTGACAATACACATTTTTTGTGTTATTATTGTTTAATGATAAAAAATAAGGAAAAGACTTTGAATAAATTTTTGACTGGTTGTGCGTTGGTGGTATTGTTATCTGGATGTAATCCAACCAACCAACAAAAAGGCGGATTGTTGGGTGCAGGTGCTGGAGGAATAATTGGTAGTCAAATCGGTTCTGGTGATGGTAGATTGATAACAACTGGTATTGGTGTGTTATTGGGTACAATGGCGGGAAGTGCTGTTGGTCAAAATATGGACCAGCCCAAGACTACTACTGTAATTTATCAAAATACCAATGTAGGACAATGTGGTAATATCACAAACACTGGAGTGCGCTCTTCATGTGAACGTGGTTTGTCTGACCGTAGAGCTGCTGAACAACGCAAGGCACAGAATCAGGCGTATGCATGTTCACGATACGGTCGCTGCTAACAAAATCAATGACTTAGGTCATACCAAAATCATCTACCTTCCATACCAACACGGTATGGAAAAAGGGTATAAAAACGTCATTGCATATCGTATAATGTATACATGATGAAAAATAAATCAACTATCGCGAAGTTACTCGCAAACGAAGATATCCACGTTGTCTCTAAGTCTATGCAGACAGCATATTTTAACATCAAAACCCGCGAATTGGGTTTGCCCATCTGGAAAGATGATATCACTAAAGATGAAGAGGAGCTTATGGTATGCCACGAAATTGGACATGCTCTTTGGACTTCTATGGAACTTTTGACTAAATCATCTGAGCTTAATATCCCTAAAGATTTTATCAATGTGCTGGAAGATGCACGTATTGAGAAATTTGTAAAGAGCAAATATCCTGGCTCAGTCAATCTATTTAATAAAGGTTACGCCGCACTCGCATCTCGTGATTTTTTTGGTATTGGTGATACTGATCCGCAAGAACAAAATCTTATCGACCGCATCAATTTGTATTTCAAAGGTATTCCTAATATCAAATTTACTGTTGCGGAATCAGTATTTGTAAATCGCGCTGCTACACTTCAAACCGAAGAGCAAGTGATAAATCTTGCTGCTGATTTGCATCAGTATATGCAAGATAATCCAGAACAGAACGATTCACCAGATAATGATGATAGTGATAGTGATGACAACAATGATTCCGGCAATTCATCTGAGTCTGGCGAGCAATCGTCAAACAATAAAAATACTTCCGAATCAGATGAGTCAGATGATGATGACAACGATGATTCTAACAATTCTAATAAACCATATACGCCTGAATCTAAAACTGACAAGGCTGCTAATGAGTCAGTAAAAGATTTATCCGACATGAATGCCAAAGAAAAGGTGTATGGCAATATTCCTAAAGTCAAATCTGAAAATATGATTGTTGATTATAAAACAATCTTTAAAGATTTGTCAGAGCATTTTTGCAAAAATGATAATAAATTAACGAGTAAAAATATCATTATGGCGCAGAATTACCAGGCGCAACAATCGCAGAATTTATGGATTGAAAATTCTGCAAATGAAATTAAATCATACAAGAACGATTCAAAAAAGTCTGTCACTTACATGGTCAAAGAATTTGAGATGAAAAAGTCTGCTGACCAATATGCACGGGCAGCTACTGCTAAGACCGGCACACTGAATATGGGCAAATTGCACACATACAAGTACAATGATGATTTGTTTAAAAAAGTCACTACATTACCAGGCGCAACAAACCATGGTATGATTATAGTTGTTGATTGGTCTGGTTCAATGCAAAATCAACTGCTTGGTGTTTTTCATCAATTGTTGCAGTTGGTATGGTTCTGTCGTCGCACTCAAATTCCATTCGAAGTTTTGGCATTTACTCAAGCATACAATCGCCGTGTAGATGATGAAAATAGATTAAAATATGTTGAACCAAAATATGGTGATATTGCAATATCAGATTCAACCAGTCTTTTAAATTTCTTTTCTAGTCGCATGAGTTCAGCTGAAGAGGAATCCATGACGCATTATCTTTGGATGATTGTCAAGCGACTGAGTAATTATTATGAGAACTTTAACTTGGTGGGTTTCCCAACAGAATTTCCCATGCGATACAATTTAAGCAACACACCATTGAATGAATCTATTATTGCTCTTATGGATTACGCACCAAAATTTAAGAAACAAACTGGTGTACAAAAACTGAATACCATTTTTCTAACTGATGGTGAAGCAAACAATCTTGAAGGCGTACATGACTGTTGGAAACATATTCCATCAAAATATCACGGACCCGAAGATGACGAAGATGATTATGTTCGCTCATTCAGTAAAGACAATTTGATTGTTGATCCAATCAACAATAAACAATATGAGGTCAACGCAATATACGGCACATGGTCTGAACTTAGTAGAAATCTAACGGAAACACTTCTAAAGGCACTCAAAAATCGTGTGCCAGATATGAATGTCATTGGATTTTTTATCGCTGGAACAGGTCGTCGTGGTAATATCGGACATTCAGAATGGTATCGTATTCTTGGTTTAGAAACTACTGTTGACACAATCAACAAAGCTAGAAATGCTATTAAAAAAGATAAGGTGTTGGTAATAAAAAAATCACATGGGTATGATGGATATTATATAATGCCAGGCGGTGAACAACTAGAAATAAATACTGACCTTGGATTAGATGATACATTGATTGGCGCATCAAAGTCAAAATTAAAGAATGCTTTTGCAAAATCTGCTAAAAATCGTATTCAAAGTCGAGTGATGCTGAACAAATTCGTTGAAATGGTATCGTAAAATCATATACCTCCCATACAAAAACGGTATGGGAAAAGGGTATACAGATGCCCCTTGTTTTAGTATAATGTACCTATAGTGATTAATTAAGGTTATCGAATGAAACTTACACCAAAGAAACTAAAGTTCGTTGTCTGCGCATCTGAGTTGTACGGACATGATGCAACCATTAACAAGCAACATGTTCGCTTCGCCGCAAACATTGCGGATATGCCTGTACCAACTTGGTTCTTGACTCGATGTAAAGTTGGGTACAACATGTTCAAATTACCCAGCTTGGATGATAAACCAACATCAGCTCCAGCTCCAGCTCCAGCACCAATTGTTCAGGAGGCCACAATAAATTTAATCGCATCCAATATGGATATTCAGAATCTAGTGCCAACTGAATTTGATGGGTTTGTCGCATGGGGTAATTATTCTCCGCTCAAGAAAATCATCAAATCAGAATTGTTCTATCCTGTGTTTGTTACTGGTCTGTCAGGTAATGGTAAAACATTAATGATTGAACAGATTCATGCGGAACTTAAAAAAGAATTGATTCGTGTGAACATCACTATTGAAACAGATGAAGATGATCTGCTTGGTGGTTTCCGATTAGTTGGTGGTGAGACAAAATTCGTACCTGGCCCTGTTATTGAAGCGATGGAACGTGGTTGCACATTACTACTTGATGAATGTGATTTAGGTTCAAACAAACTACTTGCACTACAACCTGTGCTGGAAGGTAAAGGTGTATTTCTTAAAAAGATTAATAAATGGATTACTGCGAAGTCTGGTTTCAATGTAATGGCAACTGCCAATACTAAAGGTAAAGGTTCAGAGGATGGACGATTTATCGGAACTAACATTTTGAATGAAGCATTTCTAGAACGATTTGCAATTACATTGGAACAACCATATCCTACTGCTGCAATTGAAAAGAAAATTGTAATCGGTTCAATGTTAAAATATGGTAATGTTGATAATGAATTTGCCGCGAACCTAGTCACATGGGCTGAGGTCATTCGCAAAACTTTCTATGATGGCGGAGTTGATGAAGTTATTTCAACTCGCCGCCTTGACCATATTGTAAAAGCACATGCAATTTTTGATGACCGTATGACTGCAATAGAAATGTGTGTGAATAGATTTGATGATGATACTAAAGCTTCATTCATTGACCTTTATACTAAAGTTGATGCAACAACAGAATCAACTATTTCTACCATCACCATACATGCAGATTCGCAGGACAAGCAGGATTGGTAGATAATGATTGACACTGACCACATCATACGCAATCTAAAAGAAGTATATGACCCTGAAATTAGTGTCAACATATATGACTTAGGGTTGATATACAATATAGAAACCACTAAAGATATCGTAGACATCACACATACACTGACATCTGCATTCTGTCCATTTTCTGATGAGATTGTTAATAGCATACGACAAGCAGGAATGGTAGACAATGTGAGCGTGGTCAATGTCATTACCACATTCGATCCACCATTCACCATAGACAGTGTGTCCGAAGAAACAAAGATGATAATGGGATGGTAGGTGTGTTATGTTGTATAAAGAGTTGACAACATCATAAGTTATAAGAGTGAGGAGCATCATAACTCCTCACTCTGGTTATGCAGCAATAGGTATATTTGGTATATTTGCTTCTTTAAAATCTTCCTCAATATTTTTAATCGCATTACGATCACTGGGCGAGCCAGAGGTAATGACCACATTACCAGTGTATCGATTTTTCCAGCGAGGATGTTTACCTTTACCCTTACGTAGTACGCGAACCATATTATACCGCTTCGCTAGTTTTTTTATCTCACCTGGACGTTCCATTATATCATCTCCACTTGAATCAACTCACCATCTAATATGCGATCCACAATATCATCACCATAGTCGGCTTCAATGATACCATCATCACCTTCATATAGAGCATCAATCTGCTCATCCATAATCATATTTCCTTCTTTATGTTATTGAGAACACTGTTGTCCTCAATCTCTACGTGTATTATCTCATCAAAATGGGTTTTTATTCTTGACAAGACGACAGCTTGATTGTGGTGTGTGGTTGTGTTCAGTTCTCAAGTTGTGTAATCATTATCTCATATGGTGATGGGGATGTGGGGTATTGTGTTATTTGATATCTACATCCCCATAGAATAACGCGGAACAATAGTCCCTAATACTACCATATGAGTCGAATTTGTTCACATCTTTATAAAGCTTTATAAAAACATAGTTAGTCGCTGTGGATAAAGGTGGAGAATAATGTGGATAAGTGGTGTATAAGATTGGAAAGGTGCTGAGTAAGTATAGAAAGGTGCTGAGTTAGTGTGATCTTAGTCTCCCAGATATCGCTCCGATTTGCAAATACACCCCATACCAAAAAAGTTTGACTAAACACTTGACACTGCTCTCAGTAATTGATACAATAGCTATGTTGGGTTTGATGAATATAAATTTATGTTGCAGTGCACAAAAGGTTCCACACAGCAATATCGATGATATCTACCTCCCAGACAAACAAAGTATTGGACAACCTCACCAAATACCTGTATAATACAACGTATGAACAGTGAGAAAAGAGACACACGAATGACTAAATCTGCCACCATTGCAAATGAATTCGCTACTGCTTGTGCTTCGTATGGATGGAGTTTTGAAGTGAAACGTAAGTTTGGTTATAACCATATTGTGCGTATTGAAAAGACTATTACACCAAATTGTAGTGATGATTTTTGCAAAGCTGATTCAGAGTATCACATTCTGTTAGGTATTCTACCACAAGGTGTAGGTTCTATATGGGGAACTGATGGTGGCGGTATTGGTAGTATAGTTGCAATTGGTTCTGGTCGAATGATAATGAATGCAAGTGGCATTAGAAAATCTGTTCTTAAAGAGTTGATGAAACTATGAGAGTTATAAAAGACATGGCCATGTGTGTTGTGATGCTCTT